CGAGGAAAAGAAAGATGCCGCAGCAGAACGCGAAGATCGTCGCGCTGCTGAAGAAGAAAAGAAAATTCGTGGCGCCCAAGGGCCGCCGTGCACTGAAGATCTATAACCTGCACAAGAGGAACAAGCGGAAATAAATGGCCATCAACTTTTCCAGCATGGTCTACCTACCCGCGTTCGATACCTTCGCTCGTCCGGTGACGTTCATTCCCTTCGCCAGCCAGCCTGGCGTGCTGCCTTACAACGCGCGCGGCATCTTCGACACGGCGGGGCTTGACGTGGTGGCACTCGATGGCTCGATCATTTCCGAGCAGCGCACCATTCTCGACATTCTCGATGCCGAATTCGCCATCTCGCCGATCCAGCACGATCAGGTGATGGTTCCCGCGGCCGAGGGCTTGCCCGATGCCGGATCGTTCGAGGTGACTGATGCGATACGGAACGGCGGCGGGGAAACGACGTTGCACTTGCAGAGGATCGTCGTGGCGCGGCCATGACTAACACTTATTCCTTATTGGTTCGCGACGGCGTATTCGACCGCGTGCGGCGCTTTCCCTTCTTCAAGGATTTCAGTTTTAGCAAGACCAAGTCGCTGCCGATACAAGTCGACCAGTTGCCTTATTGCGGGATCTATTTCGTCAATGAACTGATGCTGCCGGAAGGCGACCCTGGCGTCGGCGAGATCAGGTTCCGGACGACCGTGCGCATCGGCATCTCGGTGATCGTTATCAATAACTATCCGGATGTCGGCGAAGCTCGAGCGGACCAAGCGCTGTATGAAATTGAGAACGGTCTGTTTTCCGACCCGACATTCTATAACAACAACAATTACAAGATCGAGTCATTCATCCGCGGCGAGCGCACGCACATTTTCGGCTCGGTCGGCCACGACAACGAGACGCCGGTGGTCGAGCTGCAGTTCGATCTCAGTTGCTATCTCGGCGTGATTCCGTTCGAGCCTTACATTCCCGACGTATTCGAAACGCTGCATATCGATGCGCGTCCATTACTCAATCCGCACGCTCCGCTCATCGAAGTCCAATGGGACATTCCGATCAATGGAGGAACAAGTGTCAGCAAAGATGCTAGTAAAGCCAAAGCGCGAAGGCCTGCCGCCGCATCCCGTCGACGGCCCGCTGCCTAAAGAGGGCGGGCTATGGACCGCCGATCAATATACGTTTCGCATGCTGCGTGACGGCGACATCATCGAGGTTGCCGAGGAAAAGGCAATCGAGAAGTCAACCAGGAAATCCAAAGGAGAATGAACAATGCCAATCTCGTTTAGCCATATTCCGCAGGGATGGAAGGTGCCCTTAGTGTATATAGAGGTTGACCCTTCACAAGCCGGCACGCCGACTTTTACCAAGTATGCACTGCTCGCCGATTACAAGATCGCGGCAGGCACTGCGGTCGTCGACACGCCCGTTGCCTGCGCCTCATTGCAGCAGGCGAATTATCTCGCCGGACAGGGATCGCCATTGGCGCGGATGTTTACCGAATTCTTTCTGCTCAACAAAGCCTCGCCCTGCCTGCTGCTGCCGATCGCCGAGCCGGCGGCGGGGGTTGCCGCAACTGGCGACATCGTCGTCACCGCTGGGCCGACGCAGGCCGGCACACTCGATCTCTATATCGCCGGGCAGAACGTAAATGTCGGCGTCTCGGCCGGTGACACGACGGCCCAGGTCGCCGGTAAGATTCAGGCGGCCATTGCCGCGATCCCGGATCTCCCCGTCACCGCCGGCGCGCCTGTCGGAGCGACGACAACGCTGACGACGAAATGGCGCGGCATTACCGGCAACGACATCCGCGTCGAATTGAACGTGCTCGGCCCGCTCGGCGGCGAGATGACACCAGTCGGCATGACGCTGACGCTGCCGTCAGGCAATACGCTCGCCAACGGCACTGGCGTCCCGGTCTGGACGAACGCCATCGCCAACCTCGGCGAGGAGCCTTACGAATATGTCGGCATGGGCCATACCGACACGAATTCTATTTCGGCATGGGGCCTTGAATATGGCTTCACCGATTCCGGCCGCTGGGGCTGGATCAGAGAAGACTACGGCCACGTAATGACGGCGCGTCGTGACACCTATTCGAATCTCTTTACCTATGGGCCGACCAACAACAGCGGTGTGATCTCGATCATGGCGGTCGAGCCGACCAGTCCATCGCCGGTGTGGGAGTGGACCGGCGCTTTCTGTGGTCGTGCGGCCGGCGCCCTGTCGATCGATCCGGCGCGTCCGCTGCAGACGCTGACGTTCGACGGCGTTCATCCAGCGGCAAAAACGGGCCGCTTCAACAAGACGCAGCTTAACGCCTTGGCGAGCGTTGGCCTTGCCATTCAGTCGACGACCGCTGATGGCGTACCGGCAATCGCTCGAGAGCAGACGACCTATCAAAAGAACATCCTCGGTCAGCCGGACAACGCCTATGAATTGATGACGACGCTGGCGACCCTGGCGGAGTTGTTCCGCCGCATGAAACAGGCCATCACCAGCAAATATGCGAGGAGCAAACTTGCAAATGACGGCACGAAGTTCGGGCCGGGCCAGGCGATTGTCACTCCCAATCTGATTCGCGCTGAGATCGTCGCCGAATATCGGCAGTCGGAATACGATGGACTCGTCGAGAATACGGATCTGTTCAAGAAGGCGTTGATTGTGGAAAGAGATGATGTTGATCCAAATCGGATCAATGTGTTGTATCCCCCGGATATTATTAATCAATTAAGAATGTTTGCCACGTTGGCGCAATTCAGACTCCAGTTCCCCTCAGCATCGCTTGCTGCATGACGTTGGCGCTCATCAAACAATGCTCGAAGTGTAAGCAGGAGAGAGTCATTCAAGCTTCGGTGAATCAAGCAAAGGGCAACAAGATGCCCGAAGACATAGGAGGTTAAAAGTGGCCCAAAGAATCGCAGGCGTAGCCTTTTGGTCAGTCGATGGCCGACAACTTGCCTTGCGAGGCAATATCGAAGTCATGCCATCACGGATGGAGCGCACCGGCATAGCAGGATTGGATTCAGTGCACGGTTTTAGCGAACTCCCGATCGTGCCCTATATAAGTGGCGACGTTTCAACGGTTCCCGGCACTAGTGTTGAAGATGTCGATGCCGTCATCGATGCGACGATCACTGTCGAGCTTGCCAATCTCAACGTTTACGTTTTGCGCAATGCCTGGCGGGCAGAACGCTCGACGATCAACGGACGCGATGGTCAGTTCAACGTGAAGTTCGAAGGGTTGACGTGCGATGAACTCGTGGCGAACGTCTGATGACTGATACAAGAGCAAACGTTTCTCCGATCACGCCAGAGACGAAAATGGAGCCGGCTTACAAGTGCGAGCTTTCGCGCTCGATTGAGGCACATGGTGAAACTGTTAGCACGTTGACATTCCGTGAGCCAACCGCGCGCGATTTGCTTCAGATCGGTAATCCGGTGATCTTCGATCCGATCTCCGACCCGCCGCGGGTGACGCACGATGAGCGCAAGATGCACGCGATGCTATCCTTGCTTGGCAATGTGCCGCCGTCGTCGATTGCTCAGCTGTCGCCGCGTGATTGGGTTTCCTGCGCGTGGGGCATCACGCCTTTTTTCGTGCCGGTGCCGGGCAAGATTTGATCTCCGATTGTATTCGTCTCGGCATGGTTTTTCATTGCAGTCCTTTAGAGTTTGCCGATTTACCGATGTCGACGGTTTATGAACTGATGACAAAGTACATCGAAGTGCAAGAAGCGCAACGCAATGGCTGAAGAAGAGCAAGCCATAAAAGTTGTTCTTGAAGTTGTCGATAAATTCAGCAAGCCATTGCGCGACTTGCAGAACCAACTTGCCGACATGGGAAAAGGCGGCGAGAAGGTCGGCCGCGCCACTATTCAATTTGAAACCTTACGAAAGTCGGTTGCTGGTACAGCGGAAAATATAAAAGGTTTATTAGTTCCATCGCTGAACGCTATCGGCATTTCGGTCCTAGGTGTCGGCGCTGCATTCGGAGCCATGACAGCCGGCTTACGTAACTTTGCGCAGTCAACCAAAGAAATGATTTTCTTATCACGCGAGACAGGAATCTCGCTAGAGAAATTAAAAGAATTTCAAGCAGTTGCTGAAGCGGCAGGAGTTTCACAAGGACGCTTCGCTGCTTCGATGAATCAGTTCGCCACAAATATGCAAGAACTACGTGCGGGCGTCGGTGGTACAATTCAGGGATTACGCCAATATGGCGATGCGGGCGTGCGGGCATTTGCCGAAAACTTGCGTGGAATTACTAGTAATCAAGAAGCATTAGAACGCATTTTAAAATTTATGTTGACTATGCCGCGCATGGCTGATCGTCAAAAATTCCTTGGATTCTTTACTTTGCCGCCTGAACTGGCTCGTTTTAATGAAGATGAAATAGATAAGATTATTGAAGCTTTTAAAAAGTATGCTGGGGCTATCAATGAACAGGGATTAAAAGGTACAAAATCATTCAATGATGCGCTTCGTGATTTGGGATATGCATGGGAAGGTATCTTTACAGATTTATCAAATAAAGGAGCATTGGATGCTTTTACTGCTGCGCTGACTGAATGGAGAAAACTATTAGTTAGCGAGGATACAAAACAGGCACTAACTGATTTAGGAAATTTGCTCACTAATATGGCGTCAAAAATTCCACTCATTGTAACTGCGCTGCATGAATTTGCTTCCATCTTGAATATGTTGAAAGAAGGAAAAGGTTGGTGGGGCCCGTGGGTCGAAAAACAGCCGCATGGTACTTGGGGTGATTGGTTTAAAAGTTGGAAAGATTGGGGCACCGGGACAGGTGGGGCAATAACGCCTCCGCCCATGGGCGAAGGTGCAACGATCCAGAAAGAATCATTCAAGCAAACTATTCGTGAGGGCGTGGTCGAAGGTATGACCGATGCCGCTTATCGATTTGCCGGTAGATCTGGCGGCGGGTTTGGCGGCGGTGAAGGTCGCGTAATTGAGGCCGCATATCATCCAGGAGGCGGAGGCTTTGGGGGCTACTCCAGAGGCGGAGGCGGAGGCATTGGCGGCGGTTATGCTGGCGGTCCGGCTGTTCCGGCTGGTGATTTGAGGACGTTTGATTACTTGCGACAGCAACGATCCGGCATAGCCGCGCAGCTTTCTGGAAATCCTGATTTGAAGAATCGGCTGGCGGCTCTTGTCTCTCTGGAAAATCCACGTGCCGGCGTCGCGGTTATCGAGAGCCTGTTCAACCGCATGCAGTACGTGAACGAAGGCAGAGCGAAGCAAGGATTGGCGCCGCTGAGCCTAGAGCAGATGATGTATGGACCGGGCGGCGGCGGTAAGAGCTTCTACGGTCCTATCAGGCGCGGAGCGGTCGGCCGGCGACTGGCGGCACTGATGCGTAATCCGGAAGCGCTGGCGAGCTACCAACGCATGATCGATCTGGCCCTGTCAGGCACCAACGTCGCTCAAGGCTTTACCGATCAGGGCAGCAGGGGCGATCCAAATTACTGGGGCGGTGGGACCGGAGTCAATTTGTATGGAGAAAGATTTAATCTCTGGGGTGGTGGCCCTGGCGGTCATGCCGGTGCCTTGGCTTTTCGCCAGCGTCAGCAGATGGCAGTGCAGGCTGAAACCAACCGCTTCAAGGTCGAAGGCGGCGCGAATCTCAATATTAATCTGAACGGCTTTCCAAAAGGGTCCACAACAGCCTTCAATACCTACGGAAACATGTTCGGCGACGTGTATCTCAATCGCGGCAACGCGGCTCCAGAGATAGCGCAATGAGCTTCGTCTTTGATTTTCTCAATATGCCGCCATGGAAACTGGAATTGCTGCCAGCATCGTTTCGCGGCATTGAGTTCAAAGTGGATGCCAATGCGCGCGGATCGGGCCGCCGGGTTGTCCTGCATGAATTTCCGCATCGCGATCTTCCCTATACTGAGGATCTCGGGCGCCGAGCGCGGGCCTTTCCGGTTACCGGATACGTTATCGGACCTTTCTATAAAGATGATCGCGATGCCCTAATCTTCGCCTTGGAGAGGGAGGGTCCGGGGCAACTTGTTCTTCCGACACTCGGCGAATTCACTGTTCAGTCACGCGAATATTCGGTGCGCGAGAACAAGCGCGCCGGCGGCATTGCCGAATTCGAGATGAATTTTGTCGAGGTCGGAGAAGCCGGATTTGATACGTTTTTTGACACCATGTCAGGCATCACGTCGTCTGCCAGTGATCTGCAAGAACAGACCATTGCATCGAGCAACAAAGAGCTTGTTCCGCTGCCACAACCGAAGCCGTCTGGAGTGTCGGTATGAACTCAACCGATCGAAAAGAGGCAACGGCCGTGGTCAATACCGTGCTTGATGCCGTCAATGCGGTGGCTAAGGACGCCGTAGGCGAGCAGGCAGCCGAACTCCGATTAAAGATTGGTTCATTGCGGGTCTATGCCGAGCAATACATAAATGACGGCTCAATAGCCACTCCGTTAGCCGAGATGTTCGACAGCGCTCGTCTTGCAGGCGTTTCTTACGACGGTATGGACTACGTGCGCGGAGTTGCCGAAGCAATCGCTACGATCGGTTTTCCGGCGACGTCGGTGAAGAATACCAGCGCGCGATTAGCGCTCGTCCAGATTGGTAATATTCTGGCATCTGTCGAGTACACCAGCAGGCAGCAGGTCGATGATTATATCGATCGGATCAACGATGCTTTCGATACGGCTGAGACGGTCGCTGCCGATTCGATGGATAATGCAGTCTATCGGGCGCTCGTTTCCCTTCATGCAGCAATTGCCTTCGACCTGAATACGCGGTCGTTGCCGTTGCCAAGAATGGTTGATTTTACTGCCCCGTCGGTCGAGCCGATGCTGTGGATTGCCAATCGCCTTTATGGCGATGCGTCGCGTGAAGAGGAGTTGCGCGCAGAGAATAATCCAGTTCACCCGGCTTTTGTCAAACCGAAGATTCGCTGTCTGTCGCAATAATGGTGAATCCTGTCGATATCTGCGAAGTGCGCGCCGGTGGCGCCTCATACCGGGCATGGAAGACGGTCGATGTCGAACGCTCCATCGACAATCAGATTACCATGCAGGCGACGCTCATCGTTGCCGAGGTGGGCAACTTCAAATCATGGAATAGCTTGCAACTGAAGCCAGGCGATCCCGCCACGGTCTCGCTTGCTGGCCGACAGGTGATTGATGGCGCGGTTGCCGTTCGTCAGGTCAGTTATGACGCCGGCAATCACAATGTCCGCATTGTCATCCTGTCGAAGCTGCAGGACTCCGTGGTGTCCAGCGCAAAACCGGAACAGCAAAAGAATGTCACGCTCAAGCAGGCCGCCAATCGAATCTTAGGCCCATCAGGAATTTCGTTCTCATTGCTCGGCAATCCAAAAAATGCTGACAAGATTTTCAAAAGCGTGATCACCCATGTCGGCGAGACGCAACTTGAGGCGGTGGTGCGTCTATGCAAGATGCGCAACATTCACCTTATGGACGACAAGCGCGGCAATCTGATCGGCCTTCGTCA